CGAAAATCATTTGTTCAGCATGGTTTCGACCTCGGTATTAGTCTCGAAGTATTAGAGTATTGTATCGGACAATCTGTTAAGAACAACCGACCGATATTTAACTACTTAAAGATAATGAGAAAGCATGCCGACGTTGCTTTCCGTCAAATACTCGATAATCTTGCAGGTATATAAGTTACCACAGAAAAGAATTGAACGCCGTAAAAACGAAAACTGATAAAAATAAGATGGTGTGATACTCTTCCTGTACCACACCATCTATAAACTATCGTCTTAACCTAATATATAGATACCCAATTAACCATGCAACACCAGCAATAGCGAAGGTAACGAATGAAATCTTTTTCTGATACCATTTTTTCTTTTCTTTAGGTGCTTTTTTAACTTCTTTAGTATCGGTATTCTCCTTATACTTATAGACTACCTTCTGAATGGTATCCGTGCGCACTCGCCACCTGTTCTTATAATACTCACGTGTGACAAAAACGGTATCTGTGCCTGTAATAGTATCGTGCTTGGTCAGTATAACCGTTTTCTCACGTTCTGAGATACTATCTTGCACGTACCTTGTCACAATGCTGTCACGTGTCTGGAAGATGCTATCGTGAATAGTCCTTACCTCCACAACCTTTTGCGTTCTACACCCTGCAAATGTAAGCAGAGCGAGAATACCAACGAAAAACATTAAAACTTTCTTTCCCATCTCTATTGATATTATAAGTTAGCGTATTCTGTTTTAACGTCAAAGCATGGGCAAACCTTCATCCATTCGTTAGGAGTTATTTTGCCGTCCTTATTCAAGTCTGGAGAAAAGTCCCTATGTCCTTGAATAACTGCTGTAGGGTACTTCTTATGAAGCATCTTCAGCAGAGAACGCAGGCTTGCTTTCTGCTCATCTGTTCTGTTGTCTATTGGTTTTCCTGTTCTGTCTATGCCACCTATATAAGCGACATTGATAGTTACTGAGTTGTAACCTCTTACACCGTTACTCACTTTTTCTTCTTCAAGTAGCTGGGTGATTTTACCGTCTGGAGATACCACATAATGATATCCTGGGTTAACCCAGCCCTTTCGTTTGAATTCTTGCTTTAAGCCTTCAATCGTTTGTGATTGGTGGCTTGCGGTGCAATGAACCGCTATATATTTAATCGTTCTCATTCCTCTTTTTCCTTTCTTTTTGCTCCCCAAGGGCTATGGCTTACCCTGTCATTATTCTCTTGTACCTTCGTCATTGCAGCGGTGAGCAATTCAATCCATTCATCACGTGTAAGGATATGCTTTGCAAGTCTTTCCGCCCTGCTTAGTTCGCTATGTATCTTCTCGTCTGCCTTCTCTCTTATCGATAAGCCTTCGACAGCACAGAAGAATATCGCCAATACAAACGACATTACAGGAACGCCGTGTAAAACGCTCACACCGAACAGTTGGAAACCGTGACAAAGAAAGAAACACACGTCAATCAATGCTGCAATACACATTCCTCCCTCGTAGAGAACGAACTTGTACGCACTTCGCTTCAAGCTATCCGAGCGTCTTTTCTCTCCTCGAAGTCTTGATTTGTGTAATCCTACAAGTAGGTCAATAGCCATCGCCGCAAAAACCACAAAGAAAGCTACTACTACTAACCTCAATAGAGGTGCTAAAATTAAAATCAGTTCTACCATAGTTATACTTAATCCCTAATTGACCGTTACATTGAATATAGCACTCCTTCCGTTTCTTGTGTGTAAAAGAACTTTTGTCTTCCCTTGGCTCTTTGCCACAATTTCAGAAACTACCATATCCCCATGTGACACAATAGCCTCGTCTTGTATAATGTACTTAATAGTACGATCAAAAGAGTTAGGTGTGTCACATAATATCCTATACTTATCTCCAACTTTAAGAGTCACATTCGTTTCCTTTAATGTAATAGAATCAGGATACTGATTTCCATCTGACAATGCGTAAACTCTAATCCAGTCACATGTCAACTGAGCATCCTCAATATTAGGAGAAATGGTGTCTCTTTCCCACATCTGCACACTTACTAAGAGATATTGCCTTAACTTGTAATACATGCTTCCTTTAACGCTTGTGGTGTCAAACGTTCCAAAGAGTATACCGTCAAAATACACCTCTATCTTATCAGCATATATATCTGCCCGATAAATGTGCCACTTTTCATCGTTATTTCTAATCGTGAAACTCTTGTTTTCAACTCCTGCTGTAGTGCCATCGCCAACACTATCTCCGCTCCAAAAGTTAACATCAATTCGAGGACTTGCTCCGAAAATCTCAAAGATGTCAAGCTCTGAATAGTCTGACGCACCATTTCTAACAGAGTAGCAATCGCTCCCCCAAGTCCAAAACGCTGGCCAGAATCCACTTATCGTTGGCATCTTGAACTTTCCCTCAATTCTAACGTTTCCTCCGAAATCAAAATTACCCCGTGTGTGAATTTGCCCTGCTGATGTCTTTCCGCTAAAACTATTCTTAGAACATGTAATTATCAATTGAGAGTTATTTACGAGCACATTCTCTTTGGAATTTACGTACCACATTCTTTTATTAAAGAAGCCTTCGTCAACATTCCACATTGACTCATCAAGAGAGTTACCCTCAAAATCATCTTCAAAAAGCATTCGACCTTCCCTCCGTGCCTTTACTGCGTCAAGTTCGCTTTTTAACTCGAAATCAGACAGATTGGATAAATTTCTTCTCGATGCAAGCATTGAGAGATAGCTCTCAACGCTTGATGTATCATATAGAGAATCTGAGGAAGACGTAACTACACTGACTTCTTCATTTCCTGTTTTCAATTTAATTTTTTTCATACCTATCAAGTAAACAAATCAGACAAATCCTTTTCACCATCGTACACATCAACATGCACTATAACATCGTGATAAGTTTTTAATCTACACACTTTAGCTACAGGGTACTTTTTTGTACCATACTCACTGGAAAACAGCGTCCATTCTCTTCCATCAAGAGTATAATATAAGTTTTTATCAACAGCCTTCAAACCTATCGGGGCATTATTTCCTATCGTACTTACAATAACTTTTTTCTCACCCCAAGTATCCTTACTTAGCCTATTATTACTGTTATTAGAAACGTCGGCGGAAAACTCAATACCATGATATGCCAAATCGTCGTTATAAAGACCGAAGAATGTAGCATTAGAATATTTATTATCAGATTTTCCTATAGTTTTAAGGAAAACTGTAAAATCTTTCTCGAAGTATGATTTATCAATAAACACCGGTTGAATAGGCGCATCTTCATAAGAGTACACCTTACTAACGACTCTTGTTACCGCTATAGTCTTCTCTGCGATTATGGAAGAAGAGTGAGCTGATGTTGCACGAACCTTCACATTACTATTATTTGCGCCTGTCTTAATCACAAGAAGACCGCTGTCAGTATCTATAGAAGCATAATCACCACCCTCTACAATACTCCATTTAACACTATTATAAGTTGTATTAAGAGGTTCAAACGCACAGTGCAATTGCGCTGTACTACCACTATAACTGCCTTCTGCTAAAATAGCGATTGATCGCAGGACATCAACTTTTTTTTCTAATTCGACCTTTCCAAGATTAAGGCTCGAAAAATCACTATCCTTTAATATGATTGCTATACCCATATATATTAAATTTATTTAAATTGTAAATAGTTACTATGCTCCGAATTAACTTGAAATCCTATATTAAGGTTTGCGTCTGTAACATAGAACCCGCTCTCCTTTGTCTCAAAAACAGGGATATTTATCAATGGTGCTAAAAGCGACAAAAAGTGAGTAGATAGTTTCGCAACGTCAAATCCGTCAGAATCGATTTTCATAATGATATTCCCAAATTTATCTGACACGAAGAAACCATCTCCTACTGTTTCAATAGGCGTTTTTTCCCTAAGAGGACTGATTTCTTCCGTCACCGCCTTCTGCGACATCACAAATGTTGCACTATCGCCTGCCTCCTGCGCAATAGGAAGGGCAGCAACCGCTTGCTCAATAGCTTGCTTGCTCGCATTCAACTTCTTCTTGACTGCATCGACAGCCTTTTCCATCTCGTTAATTTGGTCGATACCCTCGATAGCATCTGCGACACCCTCGAAGGCACTACCGACACGCTCGGCAGTGTTACCACCGACAGCCTTTTCGTTCTTTATCACTCTCGCCAGCTGGCGCAATTCTTCAACCTTTGTCATTTTAATCTCCTATAGCATGAAACCTTATTCTTGTACCCCTTACAGGGTTTATATCTTCTTTCTCTGTTGCCTTGATATAGGCTAAACAACTGCTTAAGTATGTTTCTGCTGCGTTCATAGCATCATCATATAAGCGTACTCTGTTCTTATCATTCTCTCTGCTTGCGTAACTGTCGTTATGCTGCATTAAACCTGTACGTGTTAACATACCCCCATCTACCATCACCATGTGAGCGTAGACGAAATATGCTACGGTAGTCTGTAAGCCTACACATCGTTTCAATTTACCGCACTTATCGTTGTATTCTCCGCCTTCAATCAGAATTTTATTCCTACTATCCTCTGGGTCGTCAAGCAGTTTCTTAAATCTCTCCAAACCGATAGCAGGTATAATCTTTATCTCCTCGCACTCTCTGACGAATGTCATCACATCGCCCTCGTCGATATGCTTAGATGTCGGCCTTGCGAGTTCCTTGAATCGCTCAACCGAAAGAATGTGTTTACTCTCCATTACTCTTATTATTGCTCTCCGCTGCTACATATTTCAACGGACGAATTGAGAAGTTCTGCGGCATAGTCTTATCGAACCAATGAGCGAAAACGCTATTAAACACACGCTCGATAAAGCGTTGCTCGTTCGTAACCTCACCTGCATAGTATCCGTAGGCATCTTGCATCACATTACCAGAGAAACCGAGTTTGCCGATACGGATAGAGTAGAATAACTCTTGATGGAATTGTGCGTAAATGCGCTCTACGACACTCTCATCTGTCGTTGCAAACTCTTTATCGAAGTTCCTTGTCGGGAAAGGAACAACCTCTGGTTTATCCTCGTCATTCTCTAACTCTATATAGAGTATCTTAGACCCTCGAGTGTCACCCTGAAATGCTGTCAAGTCCTCATCGCTAATCATCTGGCGTTCCTCTGTATTGCCGTTTTCGTCAATATGTGCTCCCTTCTTAGCGACAAGCATACAAGCTACAAGAAAGTTGTTACGAACGTTTCGGTACTTGATGTTGCCTAAGCCCTCATCGGTACTTATATCTGTAATAGCAGCATCATATATTGGTGTTGGGTATTGGTACTTTCCATCCACTGACACCCATAGCACCTGACCGTTATAGCAGTCAATACCTCCGCAGTCCTCAATCTCTTTCATTACGACAATAGGATCGGGATTGAATACATTGAACTTCTTGATATGCTTATCATCAAGATACTCTGTCTTCCCGTTCTTCGTTCTCTTTCCCTTCCAATCGACGTGCTGCAAGATATGCGATACCACACCAGCATCGTCCGTCTCCTCTAATCTGCACTGCTCAAATGGCATGAAGTTAACCTCTGCCACCTGACCAAGAACATTGTAGTTAATATGAAGAGCGAAGCCTCCGAATCGTGCAACGTCATCAGACACCTGTCGAAGCATATCATCCATAGTATCACCATATCTGTTCACCTTCCACGCAGACAGATTTTCATCATTGAAACCAAAACCCTCAATGAACTTCTTATATCTGTCAAGACATAGCTGTGCTGTTCCTGATGCGCTTGTAATAGTCATCAAGTTCTGTGGATAGAGATTATCGTCTCCATAGCTCTGTAGGTGAAAGTTCTGTTTGTACTTAACCTCTACACGTGTGTCTGGCTTTTTTGCCGTTTTTACGTTCATCTTCGCCCTTCCTATTGATTACTTACCTTTCTTCTTGGTGTTGTCGTCCTCGTTCTCTGTCACGCTACCATCGTCGTTGGTGTTGTCGTCCTCAGAAGGTAACTGCTGGAATAACTCTACCTGCTCAGGGTACTGCTCTAAATATGCAGATGCAACCTCGTCGGTGAGATTGTCATTGCTATATACTTCTCCATTATTGAAGTTAGGGCAGCAGATAATAGCACCAGCCTTCAATCTATAATTACACTTTTCAGCCATTTTTCCGTTCTTATTAAGATAAACATAAACCTCTATCAGAGCATCATGATAGCACTGCTGGCATGATGTCGGTACAAAGGTCTTACCAAGTACCTCGTAATAGAGTTCTTCTATACTCTCTTTATCAGAGTTGCTGAAGGGACTATCAAAACTCCCCTTCAGTTCCTCAATCTTAGTATATGCTTCTTCTACTGTCATGCGTGAGTTTCAGTAAGCAATGCCTTGTACTGTGTTTCAGTAGTTTTGGCATCCGTATTAAAGTAGAACAGCGCAGATTTAGGCGCATTCTCTTCCTTGAGAGTGACAAGCCAACCGCCATCTGTGTCGTCGCTATACTTCTCGTTCACGATTTCCGTAGAGTGCAAGCCCTGATAGTAGCCGTACACCTGATACTCCGCCTTGCCATTCTCGCCCTTGTGAGCATTACGCAACACAAGAACGAATGTACCATTAGCAAGTCCATCAATGATGTTTTGTGCCACCTCTGGACTGTTGTCAAGCACCGCAATAGGGATTTCGTTATTGAATGTATTACGATACTTACCTGTTGCAAGAGAGGTCTTCAAACCTGTATAAGGTGTTGCTCCCATCTGAACGACAGAATAACCCTTCTTGCCTGTCTTCAAGATAAGCTGCTTGATGATGTTCTTGCTGTCCGCGTCGAATACTGACTGTGAAAAGTCAATATCATTACGATTGATGATAACACCATCCGCCTCCATTCCCTTTACTAAAGGGTTCTCACAGTTCGCCTCAATACTCTTAGCGATGATTGATTCACAAATTCCTGCCATAATTCTGTCCTCCTATTAGTAAGCTGCGTGAATCATATCGTCCTCAACGACGTTTGTACCGATACGACCAGCAGCATAGATGAAGTTGCTACGCTCCTTCTTGTCGAAGAAGATATCAAGGTTACTCAGCAGACCGTCCGCATCTGTAGCAACACGTAACTGATTGATGTTAGCATATACCGCACGGTATGGCTTGTTCCACTTAGTACCAGTGTTCTCGTAGCTGTTGATAATGCTATCCCAAACGTTCACACGTGCTACCTTCACACCGTCGTACTCTGCAATGTCGAGACCGTCGAAGATAGTATTCCAAGGCATAATCTGCTTGTAGGTTCTCTTCACGTCATACGCAAGAGCATCAGCAAGACCACGTGAGAGCATGATGACTGCCTCGCTATCTCCAGTGATACGAGCATCAGCATTCATACGCATAGCGTCGATGATACCTGTCGCAACACCTTCTTTGAGGATAGCTGCCTTCTGGTCCTTGTAGGTAGTCTTAGTGTTTGCCTCGATAGTAGCCAACTGGTCGCTATGAGCTGCACCGATTGCAAAGATTTTCTTCCATAAACCATCGGTAACGTTGAACAGCTCCACGTCTGTTCCTGTTGTCAGAACGCCACCGCCTGCGATGTCCTTTGCGCCCTTGTCTCCGAACCAGCCATAACGCCAGATAAGACGCTTTAACATGCGCTCAAGACGTGGACGGAGGATATCGTTCATAATCTCGGTGCTTGTCAAGTCCTGGATGTCAGTTCCACCCTTGAGATAATACTCTCCAACAGTACCCTTGAAGTCCTCGTAACATACCTTGATAGGTGTACTCCAGTCTCCGAGTTCCCAACGCTTCTGAGAGTTCTTGATACCAATTTCCTTGTAGGTAGGATTACAGCCTGCACCCTTAACACCGATATCGTTAATCTCTCCGATAAGGGCGAGTGGGTCACCGTTGTGAACCTTCATGAGTTTGGTGAATCGCTGGAAGTCCTCATCCTGCTCAATGGTCATTGGGATGAGCTCTTTCAAATCTCTTACATCCTCATTATTGAATGTGATGTTTTCCAAAAACTTTGTCATTTCCTTATAATCTTTTAGTTATACACTCTTTGTTTTACTTCTTCTTGAACGTTCCGTTCCGTCGTGCCTCAATCTCCGCACGCATAGCAGACTTGTGTTCATCTGCCTTTGCCTGGGCGTTCTTACCCCCTGGCTTGCGCTGCTGTGGCTTGTAGTTAGATGTAATCTGACTGAGAGCCTTTTCTCCGCCTGCCATCTTAACAGCATTGAGGATGCGCAACTCGTCGGTAGTCTTAGCCTTTGCCTGAGCATCGTTCTTCTCCTGCTCGAGTTCCTCAATCCTCTTCTTCAACTCTTCGTTTTCTTTCTCCAACTCCTCGATTCGGTCGGTGTTCTCATCACCGTCTTCACCCTCGCTACCTTGTGCATCTGTCTTGATGTCGGTAATGACACCATCAGCGACTACGATAGTCTTTCCGTCTGGCATCATAAACTCGCCATCAGGAGTTGCCTTGTCTCCCACCTGCGGCTCTCCTTCCTCACGCTCTACCGTAAGCATCTGTCCGTCACTTGTGGATAAGTCCATACCCTTTGCAAGCTCATCAAGGTTCTTAATACCCAGCTTCGCCAGCGCACGGTCAATCAGAGAGGCTTTAACCTCTACTTTCTCCTCTTTCTTTGCCATTTTACTTTTTGTTTTATTGTTAAACACGGCACCTTGCTTCTTGGCTGAAGCTGGCGCAATTATCTCATCAATCAATCCGAGACGCATAGCCTCGTTAACACCGATATACTTATCTTCATTCATAAGTGCCTGCATCTCCTCCTTGTCGCACTCACAACGCTCTACGTATAGGTTGAGCATCTTCTCTTGTATATCTCGTAAGTCCTTAGCCGCCTTGTCTAAGTCATCGGCTGTAACAATATCCGAAAGTCCCCAACTTGATATCCATGGATTATGTACGCATATCTCTGCACTTGCATAAGCCTTGCGGCGTTCCTTCGGTGCTGCCATTAAGATAACCGTTGCCATTGATGCGGCGTTACCCTCTACTGTGCAAGTTATCTCTTTGCCAGTGGCACGTAAGCGGTCGTAAATAGCCCAACCTTCTGTGCAAGAGCCACCATTACAATGTAAGCGTACATCGATTTTATTATCGTCCTCTGGTATCTGCTCGCAGAACTCATCCACGTCCTTATAACAGATGCCTTCTGCCTCACCGAAAAACTTACTATTATTCTTTTCGTTCTCGGTTTGTATATCATTGAAAATCTTTAATACTGCCATATTCGTTATTAGTTATGTTACAAAGGTACTTTATAAAAATAAAGAAAACCTTTATAAGGGTTGGTTCTCCACTTTCACAGCGTGAAAGGAATAAAAAAAGAAGGGCGACCACCTTCGCAGCCACCCACCCTCACACAATCGCATGAAACACAACTTAAACTATTCGCTTCTCCATTCTCTTAACTACTCGGTACACGGTCGTTTCTCCGCATCCGTACTGTTCACTGAGATAGTACACAATATATCCGACCTTGTGACCTTCTTCTTTTAGTCGTATATAATCGTTGTACATCTTCATATACTTAACATCTGACACGTCGATATTATTATCATTCATCACTCGTAGCAGACTTTCTGCTGTTCTCATTAACTCAAATTGCGTCATAGTATTGTCACTTATTTAATCGTCGATAGTCTTTCTATTACCTCAACTCTGTTATTTGTATTATTAATCTCTTCTACGCTTACCACTGGGCGTGGCATCATCGCCATACCCCTCGCAACGGCTCTCGCCAAGAACTCCTCGCCAATCTGCTGTGAGTTTCCGCCTTGTCCCATGATAGGCACACCGCCACCAATCTGATTAAACGCTGATAGGGCAGGGGCAAACATCCTCGTTGCTGGTGCTGTTAGTACACTCTCGCCATTAGAGAGATGCGCTGGTATGCTATCGCTCGTATCTGTGCCTGGTCCTACCACATCACCACCACGTGCGAACTTGGCAGACTTCACTGTCTTAATCGCTGATGTGATACCAGACAGAATAGTGGCAACAGTCGTTGCTATAGCTGCAAGGTTGGCTGGGAATGGTCCAGCTTCTTGCGATTGCTTGATACCTGCCGAAATGGCAACACCTGTGTTAATCGCTATCTGTGCAAGCGCAAGTACCTTCGACGCCCTTGTAAGAGCCTTGCTGTGTTCTCCTAATTCGTCTAATAGCTGACTTCCTGCTCCGGCTGCTGCTGCTATTGCTTCCCATTTCTCGTTGCCCATGTCAACCTCTTTATGCTCAAGAGCCTTTTTTGCCGAGAGGTAATCTTTTTGCATTTCCAACTTACGCAGATTAAATGCTTCTATCGTCTCGCCCTCTCTCTGCTGTGCTGATTCAAGTAAAGCCTGCTTTTCGTCTGCTTGCAGCTGTAACACTTCGAGTTCAGAGCCTTGTCCGCTCTCCATGCCGCCAATCTCCGCCTCTAATATCTTAGCCTTATAGCGGTCTTCGATAGCTTTCTTCTGCTCGTCAAGGACTTTATTGTTATACTCCTTATGTGCCTCTTCCTCCTCCTTGTAGTACTTAGCATTAACTGCTTTCAGCTGCTTTGCCTTTTCCTCCTCTGTGAGCACCATCTGATTGATAGCGTCAATCTCTAACTGTCGAGCATTCTCGATGTTCTTAACCTTTAAGTCGTACTCTTTCTTAGAGCCTTTCTCGATAGAAGAGAGCATATTCTGGATATACGTCTGCTCTCGCTTGATAGCCTCGTCTTTAACGGTTAAATCAAACTCACTTAACTTCTTCTCCTTGATTTCTTCAAGTGCAAGTATCTGAGAGGTGATAGCCTTCTTAGCGGTTGCTGTTAACCCCTTTTCGGTCGCAAGCCGTACCTTTAAGTCCTCTATCTGTCTATCATATTGAACAACGATAGCTTTTCTTCTCTGCTCGGCGGTCTGTTCTACGAGTTGTGCGAGCAGGTCTTCTGCCTTACGTATCTCGTCCATCTCCTTCTTTGCCATCTGCTCGGCTGTCATACCCTTTGCCTTGCTGCTTTTGGCTTTCTTCTCTTTCTTCTTCTTTCCTCCATCGCCTTTACCTTTCCATTCGCTTGAACCATTGGTGTTCATGTGGTCTGGCTGCTTATCTTCTCCAGAGTACTTCGATAAGTCAATATGTGCAACCTTCTTATTCTTTATCGTACTATTGAAAGCGTCGAGATAGGTGTTAGCTTGTTCTTTTCCGAAAGCCTTAATATC